AAACGGCATCTGCTAGATCCTTAGACTTCTTGCGTGGGTGGTCTACACGATTATTTTTCATAATCTTAAGCTCACTCATTTCTTCAAGAAGCAAAGGAATCATAGGTATTGCGATTCTCTCTTCATATATCATCATAGCCAAATCCTCATAATGTTTCTTGGCTACTGAAACGGTATCAGTTCTCATTCCTACTGCCTTTAGTTCCTGTTGAATATCAAAGGACTGCCAACGGTCAAATGTAACCATACCAATATTAAATCCTTCTCTGCGAAGGTTCATAATCCATCTTTTAACTTCGGATAAATCTACGGGGCCTTCTACTTTTGGCTCCCACCATACTACCGCATCCACAACAACGATTGGTGCAACTTGCTCATAATCTTTAATAATTTGAACATTAACCCAACGCTCAACGTGTGCAATAGCAACTGCACATTTATCGTGTACCTGTGCAAGGTCAGCGTGAACATAATATACCTTATCTGGGTCTGGCTTAAATGCAGTATCAAATCTTTTACTATTATCAATAGGGTTTCTAAGTGTCATACACTTTTCTAATTTATCTTTTTGCTTAAAGAATGCATCAGATGAGTATGTTGGTGTACACAAGAAACGCATCATGGCATCTCCAAGATCATTAAGAAATGCAATTTTAAAATCATCAATCTTTCTTGTTGGATTTACTTCCCATGTTGGTCGCTTAAGAGCAAACATTTTTGGATATTTGTATGCTTTAATATGGTCTTCTTCCCAAACAATCTCAAACTCATTGTCTGGTCCTTCTGGTAATTCTTCATTAATTACAAACTTATATCTACGTTCTATTACATCTTTATCCATGATTACATCGTCATACCGCTTTGAAATAAAGTCACCCTGATATCTTGGGAATGAAAGCAAAACAACCTTTCCTAAGTCTGGAAAACGAGAATCTACTGTACCTCTAAATGCTTTATAAATATTATCAGCAGTCTTACCCTGATCATTTCCAGTACCTACTTCTGTAGCAAAGCCTGAAATCTCATCAAGAACAGCCATGAACAAGTTCAAACCCTCATGTGATTCACGCTCTGAGTGACCTGAATAAACAGTAATTGACTTATCAAATCCAATAGAGTTTACTTTTGGATCATACTTGCCAGCAAACCATGGGGATCTTTCAATCTTTGACTTAAAACCCTTAAAGAAAACGTTTTTAGCTTGTTCAGCATTGATAGCAACGTTAATAATATCAATAGCATCTCCAGCAGGCTTCCCATAGTATCTGGCTGGATCCTTTAAACATAGAAGCTTATATACAACATAGGCACAAGCAACAGTAGATACAAAGTCTTTACCACTGCCCTTTCCTAATTGCAAGATAATTTCATTCTTAGTATATTTAGAGTAGTGTCTATCGCCTTGTTCAGTTCCAAGTAACTCTTGCAGGTCTTCTTTCTTATATATCTGGCTCATTGCTTCTACAATGTCATATTGAATTGCAGATAGCGGAGGTTGACCAAGATATTCTGGAGACTCAACAAATGTTTTTACATCTACAGGATTTTCCTCAAAATGATTATCCTGTAAAGCTTCTAGAAAATCATTGAACTTCGTGGACAACCGTAATCACTTCGCCTTCTTTAGCAATCATTGAAAGTCTTTGCATGATAATATCACGAACTTCTGGATGCTCAGATGCAATATCTCTAAGAATTCCAACAAGAACCTCTTGTCTTTTTTCAATTTCAACCATTTCATCTGCAAGCTCTTTGTTTTCTAATAGTCCAGCCTTTTGCAGCATATCAATTCTTCTTGCTTCAATATCCATTACAAGCTTAATTGCTGCAGTCTTGGCATTAAGATTTGCCGTAGTGGTTGCATCATCAATAACTTCATATGCCTGCTGAATTAGTTTTGTATAATGAGCATCTGCACCAACGAGTGCATCCTTAGCACGAGCACGAATAGCATCATTAGCAGAGGCCATTGCCTTCCACTCATTAAGATGTGCGACTACACGAGTTCTTGGTAGAGTTAAAGTCTTAGCAATTTTTGTTGGATCATTGCCTTTTAAATACTCTTCAACAACTTTATTTACTTCATCAAGATGCTTTACGAGTTCAATTTCAGTATCTGACATTTTTTCCCTCTAATCTATTAATCTCATCTTGAATATAGAATATTGCCTTCTTTAAATCTTCAATCTGAGTATCTTGATTTTTCAATCCTGCTCGCCATAAGTACTTGAAGGCATTTCCAACATTAAAATTACGATGACGAGTAATCTGAATACACTCCACACCAGAAGGATCTGACGTATAGTGAACAGGATGATTGACTTGATCTACTGTAATATTAAACTTATCTGTCATCGTTTACTCTTTCTTAGTCCAAATTTAGCAAGATAAACATAGATTGTTTCTACGCTTGCCCCGCACTCTTTTGCTATGTCTTGTGGAGACTTCTTGTCCATAAGATATCTCTTACGAAGCCAAGCCTCACTTGTATATAGTTTACCACTCATGGCTTATCCTTGTCAAATTTAACAGCCTTTTCCCAGTTATTGATAGCCCAATGTCCAATACCTGCTGCATCTGCAACATCATAATCATCTATCTTTTTATCATATGCTATCTCTAATAGCTTTATTGTTCTTTTCTTTCTAAAGTCACGCTCATATGACTTATACCAAGACAGCGACTTGCCAGGATTAACGCTTCTTATTTGTAATTGTTCTTCTTTAGATAGTTTTTTGTTACCTAGGTAGTTCTGCCATGTTATTGGCGATACCCTGCCAATTACAGAAATATCAGACAGGCCTGCGCCACCTATTATTGCTCCTTGAACCATAGCAAGGTCTGCTGCAGTCTTGGGCGAGTTCATAAAAACGGTATGCTCAATAACAATAGCATTAACCATATTGTAATGATTAAACAAAGCCCTAGTCTTTGCTGTAGCATCTATAACTTTTTCATATATGTTGCTACCCTCAAAATTTATTTTCCCGTACCCAGTCAATTTCTTGTATGTATAAAATGCAAATGCAAGGCTATTAGTACTAGCATCAATAGCACAAATATGAGAAGGCTGATCAATCTTGTTCATATTGAAAATACCCCTTTATTTGTTTTAACATTTTATCAACTGCTTTTTTGCTAACATTGCAATTAGAGCAAAATCCATCATCATTGTATATTGAAAGGACTTGACCACAACCACCAAGACATTTGCGTTCTTTTCCTTTGCGCTTTTGTCTACGTGTTATTTTGTAGCGTTCAGCAATTTTCTCTCTGGTTGCCTCATCTCTACATTTTTCACTACAATATATTTGATAAGTTACCTTTGGAGAAAACCTACTGTCGCACCTTTCACATTGCTTCACTCAATCCCTCCAAGGATTTAATCTTTACTACTCCAGGCTCCGCTACTGCACAAGCAGCTTTAACTGGACAACCTTTACATACCTTTGCATTTGATCTATAATTTTTTTGTGGAAGTTCTTGGTTTTTCCAAGACTTATGAACAGTTCTCATCCAATCAAAAGTATTATCAATCCATTGCTTGTAATAGTCAGTTACTTCGATTGGAAATACAATGAGGTCATGGTTATTCTTATTTTCATAGATAAGCACACCCTTTGCCTTTTGTAATACCTTCATATAAATAATTAACTGCATTACGTGATACTTGGCTGGCTCACCCTTTACCTTATAATGCTCAAAGGCTTCCGACTTCATTGTTTTAATTTCACCAATGATTTCTTCACCTTCCCACTTAATCATTGCATCTCCCCATCCAAAGATAGGAGGATCGCTATTGACTACTTTAAATTCTGATGTTGGCTTGTTGTCATCGTCAAGATATTCTACAACCAATCCACCATCTAGCATTGCTTGCTGAATTCTATCGTGAGACTTTGTACCAGCAGTCATGTTTGCTATAGAGTATGGGTCACTATTATCTTCAAATATATTGCCTTCAAAAGCTAGATACCAATATCTAGGACACTCACCATGACCCCAAGCCAATGTAGATGGAGCAAATGTTTTCTTTTTTGTATGCTTAGATTCACGCTTAGCTATATAGCCGTAGTTAATTTTTTCTATTAGTGCAGCAGGATCTAAAAAGGTTTCTCTTTCTTCAACCTTCTTCATCATTTGCTTTATCAAGTTTTTAGTCATAATTATCCTTTTTATATATTATACCAGTTAGCGCATTATGTATTTAAGTGCTGATACCAGATCATTAATTGCTTCTGCTGCTGTGTAATAGATGTTCTTTTTAGACCTATCTGATTTGTCTACATTTGTCAACCAAGTTGCCCTGAATGACATTTTTGCTGCGATTGCTTGAAGCCTAACTATTTCTAAGCTTGCAGCCTGTGGAGGAATATCTGGCTTTAATATAAGTTTGGCAATCATTGTGAGGGCAACAGTTAGCTCTTCATCGTTCATGAAATCTGCTATTTCAGATAGCCCATTAACCATATCTATAGTTGTTTTATTTCCAGCAGGATTCTCTTGTGTCATATTGTTTTCTCCTCATATGTAAGCTGATCCAGTAGATCGAATTCTATAATTGCAAGACGAGTTTTTTTATTTCCTTCTCCCAGAATTAATACTATTGCTGGTGATTTGTCTACCCCAGCCTTCATGGAATCTGTTACCGCTTTAGCCCAAACATCTTGCGTAACTGTAAAAGATTTTGCAGACTCTTTAAAGTCTACAACAAAATCTCTCCATGTTGCATCGCCCTTCTGGGTATTTCTTCCAGAATTCTTGTGCTGCTTGGCACCTATTCTTTTACTTTCGTTCTTCTCGCTCATAATCCTTTTTCTTTTTATATCCAACCTGAAATATTTGTACTTCTGTTAAGTGCTTTTTAGAACACATCCAAGTACCCTTTCCAGATTTTGCGTAGAGTCTAAGATTTTTAACTTCTTCTTTACATGTCTTGCATGTAAACTTTCCATTGTAAACAGTAAAGTTAATATCAGCCATTTGACAACTTGGTTCTTAACATATCTTGTAAGTCCAAATCCTCTCTAACCCTATTGATTAATCCTTCACGACCCTGAACCTTTGTACCATCTTCTAGTTGGTACCATGCACCAGTTCTATTAATATAACCAGCAAGCTCAGCGGTATCGACAAGATCGCCAATAGAATCAATGCCAAGATTGTCACCTCTAAAATAGAAATCATACTCGCCACTTTGGAAGGCAGGCGATGTTTTAGAGAACTGTACTTCCCACCTAACTTTTCTACCAATCTTTTCTTCAATGATTTTGTCACCGACATGAATTTTTCCTTTAATAGCCTGATTATCTGATTCTGATGAAAACAGTTTTATAACAGTTGAAGAATAAAACTTAGTTGCTTGTCCACCCGTAGGCTGTTGACTTGTATACATTGCACTAATATTATTGCGAGACTGACTAATAAGTACAAGCATTGTTGGCTTTACCTTATTATTAGCGTAGTTCAACATCTTCCATGCGTTACTAAAGTCTCTTGACTCCGCACCAATTTGTTTTGTATTTTCAAGCTGCTTAAGTTCGTCTGAATCTTTTTCAAAATAAATAGCTGGAAGAAGAGATGTAATTGAGTCAATAACGATCATATCAACACCTGCTTCTATAAGGTTTACACCAACATCAACCATTTCATTTATGGTACGTGCTTGTGAAACAATAAGCTTTGACGTGTCAACTCCTAAACCTTCTGCCCATTTTTTATCATAAGACATTTCAGCATCAATCCAGGCACACACCTTACCTTCTTTCTGTGCAATGCCAATCATTTGTAAGCACAGAGAGGACTTGGCACTAGACTTGCTGCCCCAAATTAAAACTTGTCGTCCGTAAGGCAGGCCACCATTAAGTGCACGATTTAATCCAAAGCTTGGAGTTGCTGCATACTCTGTTGCTGGAACAGCATCACCAACCAATATATTTTTGCGTAATTTAGGATTAAGCTGAGCAAGAACTTCTTCTACTGTTATAGCCATTAAAATCTTACCCCATGTTTCATTGGTCTACCTGAGTTCTTTTCCATCTTTTCTTTAATAGCATAATCAAGAGATTTAGTCATATATCCTGCCTCTACCATACCCGCATACAAATCAAGTGTGCGAATAATAATGTCTGCAAACTCATCTGACATTTGATCTGGATCCATCTCCTTGCGAAGAGCCTCCATTGCCTCAACTACTTCAGACACTATCATCATCATTTGTTTTGCAACAAAGATAGGGTCTACTGTTCGATCCCAGAAACCTTTGCTCACTGCATTTTTATGTATCTCTTCTGCTAAATTATCAAACATTTGCTACATCCTCCATTATTACTGTTCCATCCTTTGTTTTTCCAAATGTAAACCTATAGATATTGCCTGCTTCTACATTCATATATGCTTTTGGAAAAGCTGTTGGAAATACTGTTACCGCATGTAATTCTCTTCCTGAATCTGCTACCGTCAAAGATGCCATCTTCTTACCAGCCTTTGTCATTCTTGGCTTAAAAGAAATCACGAACATCTCATCATCTTTATATGGAAGCATTTTATAATTTAAGAACTTTACCAAAGGATCTTTTGAATCTTTTATTTCGTCAGCAGGTACTGCAGATACAACCCTGTTATCATTTGCAAGAATAATATAAGAGCGACCAGCCTCAATAGTGGTATTCTCTTCATCAAATATACCCACACTTCCAGTTTTATCTAACAACTCTACCCGTGACCATCCTTTAGATCTCTTAATCGATTTTACCATACCCATCAAAATAAATGCGCCCTTTTCTTCATATTCCTCAATATCATTAATATAAGCATAATAATGTTGTGGAACAGAGATGTTAAATTCAGGAAGGTTTAAGTATTCATATAAATTTTCTTTTACCTTTTCTGGATCTGCTGGGTTATCTTGGAATGTCAAAGCCCCAATTGCATTCATAGCCTGTAGTGCACGAGAATTTACTCCATTCCCCTTTGTGAATGTAAACTCTTCAACCTCTGCAAAAGACTTAAAAGGTCGTGCCGATAGATATCGTTCTGCAATCTTATCAGAGATAAACTTAACTGCGGAGAGTCCAAATCTGATACCCTTGCCCTCAATTTTAAAATCGATATCCGAATCATTAATGTGAGGTAGCTTAATGCTAATACCCATTCTTTTCGCTTCAATAAGATATTCAGTTCGTGCATCTTTGTCCTTTTCGTTTTTTAGAAGTGCAAACATAAACTCAATTGGATAGTGGTATTTTAACCATGCCGTCCAATACGAGAGCGTAGAATAAGCAACCGCATGAGACTTGTTGAACGAATATCCCGCATGTGCTTCAAAGTCATGCCATAAATCCAAAGCATCATTAGGAGCAATATACTTAGAAGCACCTTTAATAAACCTATCCTTGAACTGATCAAATTCTTTTGCATCTTTCTTCTTTCCAATAATCTTACGAACCTTGTCAGCCTCTGCCATAGTCATACCGCCAAGCTCAACGCAAGCCTGCATAACTTGCTCCTGATAAAGAATACATCCGTATGTATCTTGTGTAAATGGCTTAAGAACCTGATGAGTATAAGAAATATTTTGACGACCATGTTTGCGAGCAATATAATCTTTTCCAATAGTGTTCATAGCACCAGGACGAACTAGAGCATTTGATGCAGCAAGCTCTGCTAGATTCTTTACACCCATTTTAATTAGTAGATTTGTGTATGGAGTTGCTTCACACTGAAAGACACCTTTTGTATATCCTTCTGAAAGCATTTGATAAACATTTTTATCATCCATATCAATCTTTAAAAGATCAATCTTTTTGCCGTGTCTATCTTCAATAATATCTAGTGTATCTTTAAGAACACTAAGAGTCTTTAGACCAAGAGCATCAATCTTAATAAGGCCAATTCTTTCTGCCTCTTCCATGTCTACCGCCACAACTGGCATACGATCATCAGATCCAGTGACACTTCGTGTTTCTAGTGGGGCATACTTAAAAATAGGCTCCTTACTTGTTACAACACCAGCAGCGTGAATTCCTGTTCCACGAATACGCCCACGTAGCTGATCTCCGTACACAACTACTTCTGGATATTTTTCACGAAACCATTCTGAATTTCTTGATGTACAAAAATCATCCCATGTGTCTACTGTTTTCAATACCTTATTAACATCTGGCAAAGGAATATTTAATGCACGAGCAACATCTCGCACAACACCCTTATCTTTAAACTCTAAAAATGTAGCAATAGAAGCAACATGTCTATATTGTCTAACAAGATAATCTTTTACTTCATCACGACGAGAGTCTTGAATATCTGAGTCAATATCTGGAAAGTCATTACGTTCAGGATTAATAAATCGGAAGAACAGAAGTCCATGCTTAATTGGATCAATATCTGTAATTCCAATTGCATAACATAGCAAAGATCCAGCAGATGATCCACGGCCTGGACCAACCATAATGCCTTCTTTCTTAGCCCAGTTAAGCATGTTCATAACTACCAAAAAGTATGGTTCAAAATTCTTTTGACCAATAATTTCTAATTCTTCATCAAGTCTATCCAGATATTCCTTATCTGTATCTAGACCACGGTCTTTTAGTCCTTCCATCGCAAGCTTCTTTAGCTCGTCTCCTGGATTTCTGTACTGAACTGGTAAGAGATTTAGACCAGACTTAATATCGTACTCTTCTACTTTATTATAGATATCCATGGTGCTTGTGAACATCTCTTCATTATCTATACCCTGCTTTGCCATACATGCCTTCATCTCTTCATACGAGAGAAGGTGAATGTCAAATGAACGGAAAGACATTTGTCTATCTGCTCCATAAAGATAATCAAGTCTATCCATCATATCTTTGTGCTTCTTTGACTTATCGTATGTAACATCCTTTTGCAATTTTGCATGGGTGTTAAGAATGAGCATTAACTCTTGTATTTCTTTTTGACTTGTGTCAGAGTGGTGGCAGTCTGGAGTAACAACAATCTTTACCCCCATAGATTTAGCCAACTCAATCAACCCCTTGTTTACCTTTTCAGGGTTGTGTGGCATTACTTCAATATAGTAATCATCTTTAAAAGTATCTTTAAACCATTGAATATGCTTCTTAGCAGTAGCGAGTTCATCTAGTTCTACCGCCTTTGCAATCCATCCACTCAAACAAGCAGAGGTTACAATGATTCCTTCTTTATATTTTTCTAATGTTGCAAAATCAAATCTTGGCTTACTAAAAAATCCATCTGTCCAAGCAATTTCATTAATCTTATTAAGATTTTCTAGTCCTTGTTGGTTCTTGGCAAGAAGGACTATATGATGATAGTTTTGATCAAGAGGATCAGTGCGTTCTGCCTTTGCTCTCTTATCAGCCATATCTGTTGTCATATAGCCTTCTACGCCAAGAATAGGTTTAATACCCGCTTCCTTCGCAGCACGATACATTTCACGATGGCCTGAAAGCGTTCCGTGATCTGTTATTGCAATTGCTGGCATACCCAGTTCAACTGCTCGATTTACATATTCCTGCGGAGTTGCCACACCATCCATTAAAGAATAATGGGTGTGGACATGAAGCCCAATATAAGTCATTGATTACCAGTCGATATTTGTGCTGGTAACAGAAGGTGTATCAAATCCAAAATAAAATGCTTCTTGTTCTGGATATGGAATTTCACGAACTACCTTCTCTAGATTGAAGAACTCCTTGCTGTCCCAATTAAATGGCTCAGTATCTGGAGTTGATGGAATAAGTGTGTAATTGGTTTCTGTACCTTGACCATTACGCTTTAGCTTCCATGTTAGGTTTGAGATGCTACCTGTTTCTAGTGCATACTCACGAATTGTATTAAATGCAGACTGCTTGCTGATGCCCTGTGACCATACTGCAATGTATGGCTCTTCTGTAGCATCATCAACTAGAACGTTAGTGTAGAAACGAAGACGTGCTCTCCATCCACTCTTTGGTTCCTTACGTGCCATTTCACATCCAAAGCAACGACCTTCAGACTCCTGTGTGCAGGCTGCCTTACGCTTATAATCCTTTGGATTTGTATGCTCTGATACAACAACAGCAAGACCACGGTCTTCGTTGTAGTTAGCAGAATCAGAATCTAATTCGTTTACAAAACGAATCTTTGCTGCTTGTCCGTCAGCCAACTTAACCCAACGAACCTTTGTTCCTGTGCTTTCATATTTTGGCTTGTCAACTAATGCGTTGATGTTCTTAAGCCCTTTTACTATAGTCATGTTTTCTCCTTATATAAGTTTTTCTATTTTAGCATAGCAATGATAGAGTTGTCAAACTGATACTCAAGCTGTTTAATAGCATCATCATTCATGTCACCAATATCTTTGTATTGTTTATCTAGTTTTATTACTGTTACTAATGACCCTAATTTCTCAGTTAGGCGGTCAGCCATAATTGAGCCAGCTTCATCATTATCTGCGACAAGTACAACATTTGTGAAGTACTTTTCTAATAGTTTCATCTGGCTTGATGAAACATTAGCACCCAGCGTAGCTACTGCTGGGAATCCTACTTGGTCCAACCTAATTGCATCAAAAGATGATTCTACTACATAAACAACCTTTGATGACTTTACTCTATGTAAATTAAATAATATCTTACTCTTTGGTAATCCTGGAGTATTTTTAAATTCTTTACCTTCTATTGTTCTGGCAACAAATCCAATACACATACCGTCTGGAGAATGCATAGGAACAATTACAGAGTCTTGTTTTTCTGAATAACCAAGATCAAACTTAGCCATTGACTCTTTTGTAATTCTTCGTCCTTCAAAATATGAAACTGCTCTAGGACTTTCAAGAGCCTGCTTATTTAATCTTCTAGTCAATAGCTCATCATATTGAACAAAATCTGGCGCAGCATACAATGCTTTATTAACTACATCCTCAATATTTAAGTCAACTTCTTTACTCTTAATATATCTAGCAGATTCAAAATAAGATCTGCCAGTTGTATGCATAATTAGCTCAATAAGTGGCTTTGTAGTTTGACAACCAAAGCAAAAGAACAACCCAGAGTCTTTTGAGACTTCTCCTGCAGGAGTTCTATTGTTGTTATGATATGGACAAAAGATTATATAGTCAGTACCGTACTCTGCTTCTATATCTATTCCTGCGCCTGTTAGTACTCTGTGTATTTGTTGTGCTGCGTATATATCTCTACTTGTTGTCTTCATAATCCTTGTATTTGTAATATCCCTTGTCAAAGTCTACCTGTATTAAAAAGTCTCCCATGAATCCGTTACGGTTTTTTCTAAACGCACATTCAATTATATCACTGTTGGTCGCTCTACCAAGTGCTAAAACCCAGTCAGCATCGTATGCAATTTGTCTTGACCAAGAGGTTTGGCCCAATGTTGGAACCGTGCTCATGTTAGTAACATCATCTGGAGTAGCAGAAGAAATGGCAATGATAGGAATTTCTTCGCTAATAGACATTAGCTTAAGTTCACGAGAAAGATTCTTCATACGAACTGTTTCATTGTCAGACTTTTGGTTTGGAGCCATAAGTTGTAGGTAATCTACAATGATGAAATCTGGTTTGTATTGATCAATCTTTCCACGAATAACTGATGGGTTAATTTCTCCACCACTGTCATTTGAGATAATATGAAACGGTGGCTTGCCTTCAATCTTGCTTTCATGCCACTTCTTCATCATGTCTAGTTCAACATCGCCATTAGAAATCTTTCTGTGTGACCATAAACCTTCACCCATAATTGCAAATACACGATTTCTTACTTCTGTCTCTGACATTTCAAGGCTTATGATCATAGGAGTTTTTCCTTGTTTCCATGCCTGTACTGCAAAATAAAGAGCTAGCCAGGACTTGCCTATACCTGGATATGCTAGGAAGATCCCCAACTGCCCTGGCATAATTCCTGAAGGAAGGTAATTGTCAAATCCTGGCAATCCTGTTTTAATACCCATCCTGCCAAGTGATTGCTGCTTTTTTACATTCTCAAAATATGCAATTGCAGACTCAATATCTGTTGCATCAATATCACGAATTGCAGACGTATTCTTTTTTAGCTCGGATGTTTTTGTAATTAAAGACTCTAGTGCTTTTACACCTTGTCCGCCCTGCACGTCTGTAGCAGCATTACGAATAATATCCTTAAGACTATCATTTAAATAATCAGCCTGTAACTCTTCAAGGTGATGCTTAGTTGCTCCTACTCCAGCAACTGGAATGAAGTCTCTGAACTTTTCTATAACTAAAGATGTTGGAGGAACTGTGCCATTTGCTTCTGAATATTTTCTAATAAAATTCCACACATCATTATGTGTCTTTAAAATAGAATCAACATTAGCCTGCAATAAAACATGTACCTGCTTATCCTCTAATACTGCAGATATTAGTTTTGCTTCTGAGTTACTCACTTAACCACTTCCTCGCTAATTTTCTACGCTCTGCTCTTTCTAGTATATCTTGTTCTGTAGCCTGTCTACCATTAAGAATTTCTTGTGCATTATAAGCAAAGAAATTCCATGATGGAGTTTGCGCTACTCCAAAATAATAATCTAATAAATCATAGCAAGACTTGATGCCATATGATTCTACTAGGGCATCGGCAGCCCACTGTTCTACATTGAGATTTAAGTTAGACTTTTGCTCATATCTTTGTAGGTGAAGCTTGTTATATCGACTGAGCAAAGCCATTCGGTCTTTGCGATCAGACATATTATTCGTCTACTAACTCTGTCTTTGCTTCTTGAACTTTTTCTACAACCTTGGCTTCAATAAAATCATATACACGATCCATTGCCTCGTTAGTGTTCTCACCCTCACGAACATGGTCAACCACTCCAAGGTCTACTCTCAAAGACTGAAAGTTTCCTAAATTAAGCGTATACCCAAGTGTTACTGATACTTTTGTTTCATTTCTTTCTTCCACTGCTGTCTCCTTCATAGACTAATTAATGCTCTCTCCCCAGACAGGTATGAACCTGCCGTCTTCTGTTCTTGTATAAACCAGTATACCATCGCCAGTTCTTCGTGTCAACTCTTGACTTGTTGGCGTTGAATTATTTGTTATTAAGTTATCTTTTCTTGGTCTTCCAATATGTATGCTTGCAAGTATATCACGTATCTCTTTTACTTGCGATTCAGAGTAGTAAGCTCTGATTTTCCATTCTCTTGTACCGCCCACTTGTGCACCAACTGGTGGTGGAATAATTCCACGTTTAATTAAAGATGGAAAATATTTTCTATGCCTATTGACAAGCCGTGCAGTATCTGCTACAGTATATGCCCTTTGTCTATTTTTTCTAAAGTCAGAACGCAGACAACTTTCAAACCTGTCTTTTGTTATATTATAAACAGTAACCATTCCAGTTGAACGAGAGCTGTGATGAAGTCTAACTAAGTCTCCATTTAAAAACCAAATTTTTTTATTGGCTTTTATTACAGGCTCGTTATTGTATTCTTGACTCTGGATTTTTCCTTTTCCAGTAGCCATCTTCCCTCCAAAGATTGAGACGGTGGATGAAAAAAGTTTCTCGTTCCACAAAGAATACAGAATGTTTCGAGGTGGTCAACACTAGTATATTGACGATCTACAAACACTCTACCACCACATTTTTTACATAGCATTATTCTATATTTTCAAGACCTATTTTTTTTGCTATTGCTTCAGAATACTCTTGTTCTTGATTTTCTTTTTGCTTCTTTTCATTAATAAGACCAGTTATTTCTGCTCTTAAGATAGCAATCTGTGTTTCATAGTTAGAAACTAATTCACCTATGCGTTGCTGTAATGCAGTAATTACTAATTCTGCCTTTTCCATTATTTACCCCCGTTTATTTAGTTATGCTAAAGAAGCAATTTCTGCATCTAGAGCAACAATTTTACTGTTCAAGTCTGCTATCTGATCATTCAAAGACTGAATAGCATCTTGATTTGGATTGTTTACAGCATTTTCCTCAATTAAAGAAACCTGAAGGTTGTACTTGCTATACTCAACATTTTTCTTGTGTTGATCAATAATTGATATCTTGTCTTCATTGCTTAGTGTTGTCATTATTTTCCTCCTTATATATTATATCATATGGACTTAGTATGGCTATCATTGCCATACACCGCCCAATTCTGATAGTTCTTGCAATAATGCCTCTTTTTGGGCATTACAGTCTGTCAATACTTCCTCTAATGAATATTTATTTTTAAACTCTTCGGCATGGGAAATATATGACTCTATTATAAAATCCAAGGTATTTAACCTTTCTATCAAAACTTCTATTTTTTCTTCATTAGTAATCATATATTCTCCTATGTGTATGTTGTTGCACTTGGCACCCATGCTGAATATGAAGAAGGCCCAACGCCATTTCTTGCTCTTACTCTTACTCTAGCCCAGTTATTTGGGGAAGCATATGGAGATACAAGCTGATATGGAGATGCAGATATACCAGTTACAGTATAAGGACCAGCGGCATTTAAACCAGTGCCACTTTGTGCTGTATAAAATTCTATCTCATAACTAGTTGCACCAGAAGATGCTGTCCAGCTTACAACTCCGCTTCCACTTAATCCAACTCCTGTTGGAGTTGCTGGAGCTGATCCACCACCTCCAGCGCTTACAGTTACAGTATTAGAGTTTGCTGTGTTTGATCCACCAGAGTTGGTTGCTGTAACATAGCATCTCAATGATGATCCATATAAAGTTACATAATTAGATGGTGGAGTATATGTAGAAGATGTTGCTCCAGAAATTGAAAGCCATGATGAGCCATCTAAAAATCTCCACTGATATGAATATGATGTTGGAGAATTACTCCAAGTTCCAGTTGTTGAGCTAAATGTAGTAGACCCAGCAGTTCCGCTTGATGGTGTAACTGATGGAGCAACAGTATTAACTGGAGCAGATACTATGGCCACCCTTGTTCCTGAGTCTGGACCACCCCAATCAGACTTTGTTCCAGTTGGATTTCCAGAACGAAATGCTTGAACATAGTAATCTCTTGTTACACCTCCAGCGAGGCTGGTGTCTAAGTAAGAAGTTCCTGTAATTAAATTGGGATTGCTTGGACCACCAAAGTCTGGGGCAGAGTCATAAACTGGTGGCCCTCCATACCATATTCCATAATATGCAGCACCTGAAACAGCATTCCATGTAATATTAACGCCATCTGTTCTATTATCAGAAGCATTTACACCTGTTGGTGTTGCTAATTTAGGCAATACATATGTAAGAGATGTTGAACTTGTTCTTGTAGATATTTTTGCAGAAGGTGTTATTCCAGTAAGACCAGTAGAGTAAGATGATGAAGTTCCAGTTTGATTTGTTGAGCTATACACATTTAAGTTTGTGAACGTAAAAGTTCCGTCTGCGCTTGTCCATGGTATATCAACAGAAACTGATGAAGCACTACTGTTTCCAGAAATACTACTTGCACCAGCATTGCTTGTATAATAAATAATATAGCTTTGTGCATTTGCTTGATTCCAGGATACCCTTATTACAAAGTTATTATTAAAATTTGTTACAGTAAAAGTATAGGTTCCACTTTGAGAGTACGAAGTTAAATCTGAAGCAACAAATGGAAATGTTGTATCTGTAAGGCCTCCATTTGTTCCAGCGCCAGAGTATGAATATACTACAGATGTTATTGGAGATCCATTTGTCCAAGTAGAAGTTACCTGGTTATTGGCAGAAGAAAAACTAATTACGCTTGGATCTGATGGGGTTGCAGTAACGTCTGCCCTAGCAAATCCAGATGCTATAGGTAGTGGCTGACCAACAACTATATTTGTTGATCTAGATATATTTCCTGGCTGTGCTGTTACTGTTATTGTTCTATTTCCAGTACTGGAATATGTTTTTGCAATGCTTGCATTTACTGTTGATGTATTTGATGATACGGTGTAATTATTAGAAGTACCGTCTCCCCAATCCACAACATAGCTTGTTGGATAATGACTAATATTAAATGTAAAGTTAGTTGATACGTTTACAGTTGGATTTGTTGGCGATACTAAACTAACAGCTACTTGTTGGTCTACAGTATGAGATGTGCTAGTTGCACTAGTTGATTGGCTACCATTTGTAGCAGTAACAGTACATCTAATTATATCCCCTACAAACTGAGTAGTATATGTATTAGTTGTAATATTTAAAGATACCCATCCAATTGTTGAACTTTCATAATATTCCCAATTATAAGAATATACTGTATTTGCATCAACCCCAGTCCAGCTACCAGGTGAGCATGTTATTACGGTACTAACTGGAACATTTGATCTATTGTTTAAAGGAGTAATAGATGGTAGCACAGTATTGACTGGAGTTATTGGTGTTGTAAACGTAGTTGTTTTTTGTACCCCAGATATTGCAGGAAAGTCAGCATTTCTAGGAGTAACATAAACAGTATATGCTCCTCCTGCAGATAATCCAGTTATACTGATTGGAGAAGCAGCTGTTTGACTATTTTTTGGATATCCAGATATAGAGGCTAAAGCAGACCCAGAAGTTGT